TTCTAAAATTTTCTTAGACCTATTTGCCTCAGTGACATCAAAGATTCCCATTGGTATGGTTTCTATCTTTTTGCTTTCTAATTCTTGATGGTAAAAAAGTTCTAATTTGGAATCCTCTAAAGAATACCTATCTATATTTGAAAAAAGGCTAATTCCAAACTCTCCAGCATAAACTGTACCTATTTCAAGTTCAGAAGATCCAGAGCATGAACGATGGATGTACCCAGACCCTTTAAGAATATCTTTATTGGTAAATGGAATGATTGTTTCATCTTTTAAGATGATATTTCCCGTCCAGTAAAATTTACGAGAGTTCTTTTTTATAACTGTTTTATATTCTTCACTTGTTGAATACATTAGTATTCCTCCAAAGAAAAAGATACTTCCCACAATCCTTTATAAGAGGTATCTTTTATTAGTTTGACTTGAAACTTGTCTATATACATTTGTGTCTCTTTGAGTTCCAATGTTTCTGTATCTAAGTATTTAACTTTAAGATTAGACTTGTTAGAAAGACCACTCAATGTCTTTACAAGATTAGGACTACAAGAAAAACTTACAGAAATACTTGCTACTTTATTTCTAACAATATCCCTTTGAATAGTGCCTGCTTCTGTTTCTCCTCCAGTATCTGCTTCTATATCTCTAAACTCCAAATCATAAGAATTTGGTAGAGGTAGGTCTACTCCTTCAATAATTAAATATGATTGATATTTCATTTCTATCTACCTCCACTCCTTAAATTCTTACGCATAAATGCGTTGACAATAACTTCATCAAGGAGAGTTCCACCAAGATAAACTGGTATGACTATATCTCCAGAATTTTCAGATTTTAAATTTATGTTTGCAAGTGCATCAGATATTTGTCTTCCTATATCAATCCCATTTATATTGGATTCTTTATCATGTCCTCCAATACCTAGAGATGATATATTGGGGCTTAAAACCATATCGCTTGCCACATTTTTCATTGAAGATTGTACTAATCTCCTGCTCTTTTCAATTCCTTTAGATAAACCTTCCATAAAATCAGGCATCCATGATTCATAGTCGGTAAGCGGACCAACATCTGGAACAGAGAAGTGCAGGTAAGACCTAATAGTTGATGCTACATTCGATACAGCCGATGTAACATTGCTAATTGCACTTCTAATCCCTCTAGCAATTCCGTTAATCATATCGGCTCCCCATGTATAAGCTTGAAATGCTAAATTCTTAATGTGATTAACTGCATTATTAAATCCATTTCTAATAGTGGACTGAATATTTGACATGGTCGATGAAATGCTTGATCTCATAGAATTAAAGGCAGACGATACTGCTGACTTCGCGGTATTTACTGCAGATGAAATAGTCGACTTTATGGAATTCCAACCAGATGAAACAAAGGATTTAATATTATTCATTGTTGATGAGATAAAGGTCTTTATCCCATTCCAGATTGATTCAAGGACTGTCTTAATAGAAGTCAAGATAGTCTCAATTGTAGTTTTTATGTTTGTCCAGGATGTAGAAATAAATTCTCCAATAGCAGTAATAACTGTTGTTAAAAATTCTTTTAGTCCATTCCAAATAGTCTCTACTTTTACTTTGATTGCATCAAGAACGGTTGAAATTAAAGTCTTAATACCTTCCCAAGTAGTTCTGATAAACTCTCCAACTGCAGTAAATACTTCTGTAGTTGTAGTTGAAATAGCTGTCCATATATTGGTAAAAGTTGTTTGAATTCCCGTCCAGAGGCTCGTAAAGAACTCTCCTAAACTTTGCCATAGACTCTTTGCTCCCTCAATAAAGGTATTCCAAGATTCAGTTAGAAAAGTTGTTATAGATGTCCAGGTAGTATTCCATCCTTCAGAAAGTCCATTCCATAGGTTGGCAAAGAAGTCCTTGATGCCTTTCCAAGTAGTCTTAACACCTTCAATAAATCCAGACCAGAAGTCTGATAGAAAACTTGTGATTTCAGTCCAGGTATTTGTCCATGAATCAGATATCCCTTGCCATAGGTTTACGAAGAATTCTTTTATTCCATTCCAAATAGCAACAGTTGATTCCTTAATAGTTTCCCATATGGAGATGACCCCTTCTCTAAACCAGTCGCACTTCTTCCATAAAAGAACAAGACCAGCTATTACTGCACCAATAGCAATAGGAACAATCCCAATGGCTGATACTACTGCAGTAATTGCTGGTATAAGCGTACCTGTAAAGATTCCAACTATCTTAGTTATTCCTCCTACTATTAGAGGTCCTTTGGTCATAATAGTTCCTATTGACCAGATAAGTTTTCCTACAATCATAAGTACAGGTCCAAGAGCAGCTATAAAAAGACCGATACCTGCAATAATACCTTTTACTGGTCCTGGAAGGGCATTAAGTCCATTTACCAGTTTTGTTAATATGTCTACTGCTTTTCTAACAGCAGGCATTAAGAGTTCTCCAAAGGATATAGCTAATTCTTCTAAGGCAGATTGTAAAATCTTTAATTGGCCAGCTAGGTTGTCCTGCATAGTAGCAGCCATTTTTTCTGCTGTTCCATCTGCATTATAGATGGCATCACTCAAACTATTATAGTCTTTCTCACTGGCATTTATAATTGCCAACATTCCAGACATGGCATTTTTACCAAATATCATGGATGCTGCTTGTGCTTTTTGAGTTCCATCTAAATTAGCAAAGGCTACCCTAAAGGTGCTTAGAGTTTCATCAAGTGAAAGGCCCTGTACATCTTCAATAGATAATCCCAACATGGACATTCCATTAATAACTTCTTTAGTTGGTGATGCGAGTCTTGTTAGTCCAGACCTTAAAGCGGTCCCTGCTTGTGAGCCTTTTATTCCTGCGTTAGCCATTAAACCTATAGCTACTGCTGTATCTTCAACTGAATAGCCAAGTGTCCCAGCAATAGGTGCAGCATATTTGAAGGTTTCACCCATTAATGAAACATTGGTATTGGCATTAGATGATGCAGCAGCAAGAACATCAGCAAAGTGAGAAGAGTCTTCAGCTTTTAAACCAAAGGCTGTAAGGGCATCTGTAACGATATCTGAAGTAGTAGCTAGATCCTCACCACTAGCTGCAGCAAGGTTCATGACTCCTTCAATACCACTAATCATATCTTTACTTTTCCAACCAGCCATAGCCATGTAGTTCATAGCCTCTGCCGCTTCAGATGCTGAGAACTTGGTCTTGGCCCCCATTTCACGAGCCTTTTCCCTTAGGGCATCAAAGTCGGACCCTGTTGCACCAGATACTGCTTTTACCTTGGACATACCGGAGTCAAAATCTGATGCAGTCTTCACAGCCGCTACCCCAAGACCTGCTACTGCAAGAGATACTGGCATCATTTTTCTTCCTACGTTTTCTATATTTTGCCCTGTGTTTTGCCATTTTTCTCCAGTAATAGCTATGTTTTGAAGGGTTTGATTAGTGGTTGCCCCTTGTCTTTCTAGAGATTTAAGGGCTTGTTCTGTTTCAATAATTTCACGTTTAAGGGCATCATATTGCTCTTGGGAAATCTTTCCTTCTGCAAGAGCCTGTTCAGCTTGTTTTTGTGCCTCTTTTAAAGAGGTTAATTTATTCTTTGTTTCTTCTAAGGTCTGTCCTAATAGCTTATGCTTTTGTGAGATAAGTTCAGTGTTGCCAGGATCAAGTTTAAGAAGTTTGTTAACATCACGAAGTTCTGATTGAGTATGCTTAATCTCCGTATTTACTTGTTTTAGTGCAGTCTGTAATTTGGTAGTATCCCCACCAATCTCAACAGTTATCCCTTTTATTCTATTTGCCAATATCTCACCTCCTTAATTTTGAGCATCAAAAAAGCACCTACCATTTTGATAGATGCCACTAAACATATTTAAATTATTCTTTTACTATAGGAACCCATAATTCCATTTTATAGTCTTCTGATTTAGGGTCTCCATCTCCATATACTTCAAAATCGGGACTTTCATCATGTCTATATCCTTCTTTAGGAAAGAAATATGAAATAATATACTTCCAACCTTCGTGAATGCACTTTGGTATAGGTCCTTGTAAGCTTACAATAGCATACTCTTTTTCAGGAATACTGAGTATATCTAAACCTAACTCCTCAGCTTTTACCTCATCCGTCAAATCAAAACCAGCTAAATATATAAATGAATCTTCTTCATCCATTATATAGTCATATCCTACGCCAAAGATTTGACCATTACCAAACTCTTCAAATTTTTCTCTTGGTACTTTTTCAACTAGTCTATCCCAAACTTTTGGGAAATTTGAACTTTTAGTTACATCTGATTTAATACCAGCTACTTTAAACGCTTTCTTTTTCTCAATCTTAATATCCATTTGATTTCCTCCTTGAACTGAAATTGAAAAGTAGATTCTTGGGAAATATTGATACTTTTCTCCTTTTTTTACTTGACCTGGAGTTAGCTTATGAAAACTTTTAAAAGCTAAGGCAAAAGAATCCTGAGAATTATAACCATATTTTATTGCGATGTCTATAATTCTTTTATCTGAATTTTTTAAATCAATTGCAGCATTTGTCATCTTTCTTAACCTTATATATTCAGATAATGAATATCCTGATACGATTGAAAATATTCTTGAAAACATTGGAAATGAATATCCTGTTATCCGTGTTATTTCTTTTTCATCAAGTTCATCAGTTAAGTTATCTTCAATATAGTCAATTGCTAAGTTAAATGATTTCATTATATCCATATTTCCACCACCTTTCATTTAAATTGTACAAGGATTTATTAAATTATACCCGATAATGCTAATACAAATATTATAGCATCTAAAATTTATCAAAGTCATCCTGTGTCGCTACTTCCCTGTATTTAAAGTCATCATTATTCTTTTCTGTAAACATATCATTTACAAGTCCAATTGTTAATAGGGATAAATCAGAAACAGAAAGACCAAGTTCCACTGCCCTTAGTAAAAACAAGGGTGTAGTCATTGGTCTTTCTGTTGGTCTTACTTTTTTTTAGGAACTTCTTCCGATTTTATATTAAGTCCCCACAACTCAATTAGTTGAGGTAGAATTTGGTAAATTGAAAAGGTTGAGAAATTATCCAACCATTCTTCTGGACTATCTGGCACAGATTTATCCCCATGCTTTGCCATTACATAGGCTATATTTTCAAATAGTTCTAATGAGCCTATATCAAGATTAGATTTATCTTCATCGTTTTTCTTCATGGACTTTTCTAGTTCCATTAAGTCTTTAAAGATATCCCTTCCAAATTTAAGCCTATAGATTCTTGGGATAGCTGCTGATGCACGGAAAACAACTTCTTGGCCATCGATTTGAATTTTCTTGGTTAGTGCCATATTTATTTACCTCCAACACTTGCTCTTGAAGGTGTTACTGTAGTTTCTGTTGGCATATAGACTGACTTATACCAACCATCATAAGTTTCCTTTGTAGTCTCTTCACCTGTTCTAGCCTTTACATTTCCATTTGGAAGTGGTCTTGCTTGAATAGATAAGGTTTCTGGTTGAACTTCTCTTGATTCTTCATTAGTCTCTCCTTCAAGGGTTGGTCTTGCTGCTGAGCAGTTATACATGACATGACGGATTTTCTTTTGGTCTCCATCAAACTCAAAAAGAAGTGCGAAGTTTGCAGTTTCAGAATTTGAAGACTCAATAAGAACTTTATTTGAATCTGATTTTTCCATCAAAACATCCGTCCTAAAAGATTCTGGAATAAGAGCGATTTCTAAATCTCCATCATATCCCATATTGTTTGAAATAGTGTAGTATTCAATTCCATCTGCATAAAAGCTTTCAGGCTCTCCATTAGGATCCAATGAAATTGAAACAGCACCAGGCATTGGCACTGGTGTCTTATATTTAATAACGCCCTCTTCAGCTTTATCGAAGAGAGCGTAGTGAACATTACAAATATTAAATTTAACTTTATTAGCCATTTTTTACCTCCATAGTAAATTCATAGAGAACTTCATAAAGTCTTTCTGATTCAATCCAAACTTCAGATTTTTCATAATAGATTTTTTCTCTATCAAGTATCTCTTCTATTTTTTCTTCTAATTTTAAATCTTTCTTATCAGTGTAAAGTTCTAAGTCTATCTGGGTGTTCTTATAGAAAACTACTCCATCTGCACCAAAGTGTTTATTCTTTGGGAATAGATAGACCATAAATGGTGGGTCTGGACTTTCTCCCTCAGCAAAGTGCGAGTATGCAAATGGAAGTCCTATCTTTTCAATTATTTTTAATAGCCTATCCATCTTGTAATTTCCTCATTATATTTTCTTCCAATTCTCTTACTCCTTTCTCTTCAGCTGGTCCAATGTGTGGCTTAGCAGATACTCTTCCTCCCTGCCTAAGAACATGGCCTTTCTCAAGTAAATGAGCCAGTTGATATCTATTCCTTGAGTGAACTACGAGTTCTATTGAGTTTGAAGTTTCTTTCATAGTTTTGACAGACCAAGACTTAGAATATTTCTTTGTTTCTCCTACAGGTGCATTTTCTTGTATATCTTTTCTAATATTGCTACCAGCTTTTTTGACTTCCTTTTTGACTTCATCTGTTGCCATATCAGAATATTCTTCTAAGCCTTTCATTATTTCACTGGCGAGGTTTTCAATTTTTACATTCATCTACTCACCTTCCTACACCTAAACTTTATAAATCTATTTTTATAGTTCATAAAGTCATTTGAGATGATGTTGTACTTTTCATCATCAAATAGAATTCTGTATTCTGAAGTATTAATGTTCTTTAGACTATTTTGAAATCTTACAGTAAAAGAAATATCTGACCTGTCTACTTCCATCCCAAGAAAAACTTCTTCTCCCTTACCTTGAAAAGATATATAGGCTGAAGTTTTCAGATAATCTATCCATACTGATTTATGGTTACCAATTCCATCTACCTCAACATTTTTCTTTTGAAAGGTTATTTTTCTATTTAAATCCGATATCTTCACTAAAACTCAGCCTTTCTCATTCCAAACAATAAAGCCCTTAGAGTTAAGTTTAGTTCAGAATAGTCTGCCTCTTCTCGGTGTTCATAAAGATAAGCGGTCATATATAAGACGGCTATCTTTCCATTTGGATTTTTAGAAAGATCTTCTTCACTATCAACCCTTGCTACATCCATGGAGTGCTTTATTGATGATTGGATGAGAGAATTAATCATCTCATCCTCATCATCAAAATCCACCCTTAAATAGGACTTTGCCTCCTCAAGAGTAATCATAATTTACTCCTTA